TATTTATTATTAGTTAGCCCCAAAGCAAAATTGTGTATAAAAAGAGATAGAAGCGCCTCATGAACGCTTTGATAAGAATTCCTGAGTTCTTCTCTTTTTATTAATTTATCAGGAAAACTTATTCTCAGGAAAGGAAATAAAAAATGAATTTTAAATCCGAAGAAAGTTATCAAAGAGTTTTAGATGCACAAAAAAGAGGATGGGAAACACAAAGAAAAAATAATAAACTAAAAGAAGAAGAGTATTATAAAGACCCAAAGCCATGCAAACAATGTGGATGTCCAATTCTTTATGATAGACGAAAAAATAATTTTTGTTCTCAGAAATGTGTTGGTATATCTATGAGTACAAAATTTAATTCGAATAGAGAGAAAAAGAGATATCTTTGTATTTATTGTGGAAAACCGATTGGAAGAAATTCTAGTAAATATTGCTCGGCAGAATGTCAATCTTTATTTAATTTTCAAATAATAATAAAAAAAATAGAAAATGGAGAGGTTGTTTCTAGTCGATCTCTTAGAAAATATTTAATGATTAAATATGATAATAAATGCCAAAAATGTGGTTGGGGCATGCCAAATCCAACGTCAAAAACCGTTTGTTTAGATATGCATCATATTGATGGAGATGCCAATAATAATGTTTTATCTAATGTAGAAATTTTATGTCCAAATTGTCACTCTTTGACAAATACTTATAAGAGAGTTGGCAAAGATAGAAAAAGCTCAAGAATAAATAGGAAATAAAAATGGCTAAATGCCATTACGCCTTAATAGCTCATGTTGGCAGAGCGCCTCACCTGTAATGAGGAGGTCGGATTGGGTTCAATTCCCCCTTAAGGCTCTTCGAAATCATATCCCAAATGATTTCAAAAAATTTGACAAAAATATATCATAGGAGATATAAAATTGGATTCTAAAGTATTTTCTGAATGTTTAAAGCATTATCAAGCAGATTGGAAACTAGGTGAAACTTGGAACACACTTGCAATTGAATTTGATTATCCTAGCGGAGAAAGTCTTAGGTGGGCATTCAAAAGTGCAAGAAAGCGTCAAGGAATTCCTAGCAAAAATGTAAAAGAGGATTTGGAAGAAAACACATCTTACGAAGAGGGCGATGGGTTTATTAATGTTATTTGTTCTTCTAAAAGAATGTTATCGCAAGAAGATGTGATTAAACAATTTAATATTGATACTAGTATTTGGGAAGTTGAAAGATTCAAAGTTAAAACGAGCGAAGGGTATAGAAAAGATCGGTCTGTAAAATGGAAGGTTAGAGATGGAAAAGTAATTGAAGGCGATGTGGACGATACTGGCAAGATGCTCGTAGTCCCGCTTTACCACGTAGAAGTTCGCTTGGTAAAAAAGAAAAAAGAAGCGATGGCAAAAAATGCTATTGCCACTATGATAAAGGACGCGAAAAGTTTTTCCCCCGTTTACCCAAAGATAAATTATAAAAAATATAAAGATGGTTGTCTTTACGAAATAGATATGTTTGATATTCATTTTGGAAGATTGACTTGGGAAGAAGAAAGCGGAGAAAATTCCGACATTAAGTTGGCTAAACAAGTTATTAATAGCACATTGAATAAACTTTTGTCTTATGCCAGTAATGAAAAAATTTCAAAAATATTATTCCCAATAGGCAATGATTTTTTCAATGTTGATAGCAAATTCAACACTACAACTGCCGGAACTCCACAACAAGAAGATACAAGGTGGCAAAAAACTTTCAAAACTGGTAGAGAATTAATGGTAGGCATGATTGATCTATGCTCTACGATTGCTCCAGTTGATGTTTTGGTTGTGCCTGGAAATCATGACGAACAAAGGTCTTTCTATCTTGGTGAAGCGTTGGAATGTTGGTATCACAACAATAAAAATGTTAGCGTAGACAATAGCGCTATGAAGAGAAAGTATTATAAATACGGAAATAATCTTATCGGATTTACCCATGGTTCTGATGAAAAATTGGATAAACTTCCTTTGATTATGGCCATGGAAAAGCCGGATTTGTGGTCACAAACTAAGTATAGAGAATGGCATACGGGCGACAAACATCACCTGAAGGATATGGTTTATACTTCTGCTAGTGAAGGCGGCGGTATGGTTGTTAGAATTTTGCGTAGCTTGGCTAGTGCCGATGCGTGGACTTTTAATAAGGGTTTTGTAGGGGCTTTACGCGCAAGTGAATCTTTCTTGTGGCATCCAGAAAACGGATTGGTTGCTCAATTTACTGCTACGCCAGATGTAAAATCTGCTTAAAATATTCTTTTTATGTAAGTTGTAATAAAAATATATAACGTGGAGGTTGTCCAATTGTATTCCGGCTATTTAGAAATTCAACCCGATGATTCAGATTTAGCCTCATTGTATGAAGGAAACAATATTTACAATCTAGTAATAAATCAATATGTAATTATCAAGGACAAAGATGGCAAGATTATTGATAAGGGTAGATGGGATGGTAAAAAATTAGTTAAACTAATTTATACTAAAATAAAAGATTTCAAACCGTTGACCCCAAAACAAGAATGTCTTTGTGATTTGCTTGCAAACAAGGATGTCCCCATAAAAATTATTGCGGGCTGTGCAGGCAGTGGCAAATCTAAGATCACAATGACGTTTGGTATGCATTATTTAAATAAGGGTTTATACGCTAAATTTTTTGTGGTGAGGCATAACGTCAGTGTTGGCGAAAAGAATGGCTATCTTCCTGGCGATAAGTTCCAAAAAATTAGAGGATGGTTAGGATTTTTTGAAGATAATCTAGATAGTATACAACTTACAATTGAAGAGCTATTTGAAAAGAAAATGTTAGATGTTGATTCGCCCGAATTTATGAAGGGTCGAGATTTGAAAAATTCATGGATTTTGGTGGATGAGGCAGAGGATTTAACAGAAGATCAATTTAAGATGATTGGTGAGAGAGTTTCTGCCGGAAGTATTTTGTGTTTTGTTGGCGATTATGACCAAATTACTCAAGATAAATATAAGAAATATAGTGGATTAAAAAGAGCAATAAATAATCTTGCTGGTAATCCTTTGGTTGGTATTATTGTTTTTGATGATTTAGAAAATGATAATGTTAGGTCGGAAGCAAGTAAAGTATTTAGTTATTTATATTAATGCTTGATATTAAAGAGGGAAATAAGAATGGACTAATTACCCATTTTATGAGGACACTCCTGAAATCCTTTTTCCCTCTTAATATATTTTCAGGAAAATTTTCTTAAGGAGGAAAATGGTATGAAGTTTACTAAAAATAGTGGAATTTATTGTTTTGAAAATATTATTAATAATAAAAAATATATAGGCAAAACAATAAACTTAAATTGTAGAATAAACGGGCATATAAGAGATTTAGATAAAAATAAAGATTTATCTGTTGCTTTACAAAATGCTTATAATAAATATGGAAAAGAAAATTTCATTATTTATATTATAGAAGAATGTGATATAAATTTTTTAAATGAAAAAGAAATATTTTGGATAAAAGAACTACATTCGCACATTTCTGAAAACGGATACAATATTTCTTGGGGCGGATCGTCTGGAATGAGTGGATTGAAACATTCCGATGAAACCAAAAGAAAATTAAGTGAAAGAGTGAGAAGCGCGGAAGAGAAAGAAAAAATTGCTGAATGGCATAGGGGAAGACCAATTCCAGACGCAACTAAAATAAAACTATCCATTTTTTATAAAGAATATTTCAAAACACATGATGCTCCTATGAAAGGGAAAATATCTAGCGAAGAAACAAAATTGAAACAAAGTAAGGCAAAAAGAGGAAAAAAATTTTTAAATTCTTCAAGCAAATATATTGGCGTTAGGCTTAGGAATGGAAGATATACGGCGGAATTATGTATGGGAGGAAAAAACATACACATAGGAAGTTTTGGTGATGAAATTGAGGCTGCGCTTGCTTATAATGAATTTGCTAAAAATATATTGGGAGATGACGCCGTTTTAAATATTATTAATTTGAACGGATTGTCTCCTTATGAATATATATCTAATCTTGAAAAGAATTATAAAAAAAGAAAAAATACATCTAGCAAATATGTTGGAGTTAGTTTTGACAAATCTAGAAATAAATGGATATCGTATTTTATTAGTGGAGAAAAAACCATTTATGTTGGAAGATTTTTAACTGAAACTGAAGCGGCTATGGCATATAATGAGTATGCTCTTGAATACCTAGGATGGAAAGCAAAGTTAAATATTATTTCAGAAGAAGAAATAAGATTGTTATGGGATTTGCTACTAGAATAAAAATAAAATAGGATAAAAACGGATATATAGAGGTTGGCTTTATGCCAGCCTCTTTTCGTTTGGAGAGAGGTGAAATGGTACAGAGTAGAAGAAAGGTAAAGACTACCGTTTCAAAAACGGGAGTTTCAATTGAAAAGGCATACTGCCGTCGTTGTATGCAAATGAAGAAGGCTACAGATTTCTTCTCGGCGGTTGACCTTGAAATCGACAAGAATGGAATTTTTAGTATTTGCAAAAACTGTTGCAACGAAATATATGATAGTTATTATAAAGTTGAACATAGCATTGCGAAAGCAATTTTAAGAACATGTAGAAAAATTAATTTGATGTTTGATGAGGGTTGTGTAGAATCAACTGAAATTCATTTAAAAACTTTGTCTGATAATGGGAGGCCAACTGATAATATTATCGGAATTTACAAATCCAAGTTGGTGCAATCACAAAAAAATAATTTCAGCGATTCGGTTAGCGAATTTGATTTGACTTTTCGTGAACCAAATATTATGATAAAATCTGAATCAATGACTAAAGAAGAAGAACCAGATTCGGATGATTTAAAACAAATGTGGGGAGATAACTTATCTTTTGAAGATTATCAATTTCTTGAGAAAGAATATGATGAGTGGAGAAGAACACATAAATGCGACACAAAAGCAGAAAAAACTTTGCTTCAGGAGATTTGTCAAAAACGATTAGAAATTAGAAAGAAAAGAATAGAAACACAAGGACACGTTCCTGGTGCTTTGACAAAAGAATTACAAGATTTGATGAAAACTGCTAATGTCGATCCTTCTAAAACTAGTGAAGCCAATTCTGGAAAAAATAAAGAGAGATATTCTAAATTTGAAGAAATCTTAGAAGAAAATGAACCCGCTGATTATTATAAAGACAAAAAAATGTATGCTAATTTTGATAATCAAGATCATATTCTAAAAAAATATGTAACCAGGCCTATTAAAAATTTTATTACACAGTCCAGAGATTTTAATGTTGATGCCGAAGATGATGTTGATGAAATAGTTGAAAGCGAGTCTGAAAAAGATGAGCACATCACCTAGACATTATAAAAATCAACAATCTAAAGATTTGTCTTCGCAAGATTCTTTTTCTCGCCCTAAAACAATGGTAAGAAGTTCTACTCTTGAGGGCGAAAGAAAAGCAAGAATGAAGCGATGGATCACTTTCTTCAGGAGAAATCCGAATTATTTAATAAGAGATTATTTTGGAATTACATTATTTCCCAATCAAATTTTAATGATTTGGGCATTACAAAAAAGTACTTTAGCATATATTGTAGCTGCTCGTGCTGCCGCTAAGACTTTTATTATTGCTATTTGGGCATTGACTTTAGCGGTATTATATCCTGGCATTAAAATAATTACAGTTTCTAAAACATTAAAACAAGGTTCTTTAATTATTGGAAAAATAGAAGAATTGCGTCATAAGTATTCTAATATAGACAGAGAAATAGAAAAATTAACTATCAATCCAAATAATGCAGAAGTTGTTTTTTATGATGGAAGTACAATTAAAGCAGTTCCTTCTTCTGAATCTGCAAGGGGTAATCGTGCTAATTATGTAATTGTAGAAGAATCAAGGCTTGTTTCAAAAGAGATTTTGGAATCGGTCATTAAACCTTTTCTTGAAGTAAGAATGCCTCCATATATGAAAAAAGACGAATATAAGAATGATAAAGATTTGAAAGAAGAGGGTATTATTTCTTATATAACTTCTGCGGGTTATAAGGCTGAATATTGGTATACATATGTTGTTTCTTGTATAAAAAAAATAGCCGCTGGAGACGAAACGTCTAATTTTCTCGCTTTTGATTATTTAAATGTAGTTAATAATGGAACTAAAACGGACAAAATGATTAAAGACGAAATGGAAGATACAGACGATTTGACGGTGCAATTAGAATATTATAATATTCCTAGTGGCGCTAGTGGCAAAAGTTATTTTAAACCAACATTGTTTAATAGAAATATTAAACGAGCCTTTTATCCTTTTAGAGAAGATAATTATGGCAAGAAGAATAAATATGAAATTAAAAAAGTTGATGGAGAAATAAGAATAGTATCCATTGACATTGCTACAAGAGCCAATAAAGCAAATGATAATAGTATTATCTCTTGTATACAAATGATTCCAATATTGGGCAAAGGCTATGAACGCCGACTTACTTATATGGAATCTTTTAAGGGAAGAGATGCAGACGTACAGGCAAGAAGGATAAAAGATATATTTTTTGATTTTGAAGCAGATTATATTGTTATGGATATTCAAAATGCTGGCATCGGTATTTTTGAATCTTTAACGGAACCCACTATTTGTGAAGATAGGGGTATAACTTATCCGGCTCTTGGTATTGTTGACTCAGTTTTTGATTTTATTAAAAATGAATCAAGAGAAGAATTGGTAAGATTGCACACAAGAAGTTTAAATCCAATACCAGTTATATTTCCTATTTCAGCAAGTCAAGAATTAAATAGCCAAATAGCCAGTTCTTTTAGGGCTTCTCTTCAGAAAAAATTATGGAGTTTTTTAGTAACTGATGGTGATGCAGAAGATTATTTGCTTCGAAGTGTTCCAGAATTTACGGAAAACGCCGATAATTCCGATTTATATGCTTGGTTTTTACAACCATACGTAAATATAAATTTGTTTATATCGGAGTGCGTCAACCTTGATTTATCTTTGGTTGGTGGAAAAATAAAGTTACAAGAAAAAGCCGGGAATTACAAAGACAGGTATACTTCTGTCAGCTATGCGAACTGGATTATATCAATGTTCGATCATGAATTGCTAAAAGAGGGCGATGGTGAATCAGATGATTTTGCTATTCTCGCATCTTTAGCACAAGGTTGGGGATAACTCAACCCTTGACAAAAAATGAATAATGTGGTAGAATAAAGTGGTATAAACAGAGAGATAGGGCGACGGCCTGAAAACGGTAATCCTGAACCGCTTCTCTCTGTA